TTGGCTTTTATTTTTATTGGTCTTCTGTGAGAGATGGCTTAAACTTGGACCCAAGCTGTCCCGTTGTAGACAACCAGTCCCTGGTAGCCATTGGAAAGAGGGTCCCAAGGTGACACGGCATAACGAACCATGCCCTTCCTAGGGCTACTAGGAGCGTTATCGGCTACCTGGGGTGCTGCGTCAGCTATAGACTTTACGGAAGCCTCAATCTCTCTGAGCTCATCTTGGATAAAGTTCTTAAAGCTAGCCTCTAGGGCTGGCGTGGGTCGCCTAGTGTAGACCCTAGTAAGTATGTTGATCTTATCTGACAAAGACATAGTTAACGCCTCCCAGTGGTTACTATGTTTATGTCCATGCCTGACAGGGTGAAGTCCTTGGTGGTCGGTGTCTCAACCTTGTAACTTAGGTATCTACCAGCAATCCTCGTGTCTAACTTGTGGTCTGTTGAGTTATTGAAGGTAACTGATGGACCGTAGGCTGGTGCGTCTGGTGCTAGATCAGCTGCACCAAAAGTAAAGGTAAACTCATGCTCAGTTGCTGGTGTGGTGATCTGAGGGAAGATCTTAGTAATCACCTTGTAGCTGCTCAGGGGCAGTTGAGCTTCCTGGTCTAGGTCAATGCCCGTGCGCTCTAGGTGCATAGGTTTATTGACCTCAGTGGTCTCAGGTAAGTTCAAGGTCCCAGAGTCTACCAAGTCGAGGCCTAAGAGGCGTGGGCTAGTGATACCGGCTGTGGTGTCCTTCTTGGAGACCATGATGGGATACCTAGTAAACTTGGATTCCTGAGAATGGTAGGTGCCACCAGTACTGTCGTAGGTAAGGCTACTGGATGCGTAGGTAGCCACGGTGTCTATGTTGGCTAGGGATCCTGAGGTTACATTGGGGAGATCCACAAAGGACCATGTGTCTGATCTGTAGTTGTAGACAGCTGCCCTGTTGCAGCCGCTGACTTCACCATAGACAGCTAGGTCATCACCTGAGTGGTAGCAGAAGTAAATCTCTTCAAGGTCTGCCACATGCATCACAAAGCAAGCCTCTTGAAGAGACATGTCGAGACCATTGAAGATGTAGTCTCGGACGCGGTTGTCACAGATGGACTGCCTAGTGATACCATCGTTCATGTAGATGTCATCTGTATCAAAGACGAAATGCTTACCTTCGACCTCTAGGATGCAGTTCTGGTTAATTACACCAGCATCATCAAAGACCTTACGGAAGTTAAATATGAAGGTGCCACCTACGAACTCCATGTTCCACACTTGATCACTGGAGTAGATCAGGAAGTTGGAACCTAGGGTGGCCCCGTCCACGATGGGGGTCCTAAGCTGCACAAGATCATTGAAGCCTGCAGACTTGGTGGTGTCTGTAGCATCCCAAGATCCTGGGATCTGGTTGGCTAAGGTAATATCTGAGAAGCGCACTCGGTTGGGGTAGCTAGTGCTGCCCTCGGTTAGGTTCAAGGCTAACATGAAGTCACCAAAGGACCTCAGGGACCTAGTGCGCCATGTGCTATCCCAGTTGGCTAAGTCACTAAAGTTACTAGCGGCGGGGGTTCTAGCTATTGGTATCCTAGAGGGCCTATTGAGGTACTCTACTGATGCTAGGGTGGTGCCTGTGACTGGGGCTGTAGAGGATGACTGGGAGTCACTGTGGACAGTCGTTACGTTGCCATTGGCAAACTCAAAGACATCAAAGTCCTCGTTAACTATAAGCACTGTGTCGAAGGTACCTGGGTTGGTGAGGCCATAGACAAAGACTGGGACCTCAGTGGCACTGGTGGACCACTCGTAGGCTGTCCTAAAGATAGGTGCCCTCTCCACGTTGCCCTCAGTGAACCTCACGTTCTTGGCTTTGGTGAAGGCGGCGTAGGGTAAGTTGAAGGGATCAACATCTGTGATTACGCCTGCAGCACCTAGGTTTCTTATGGGGAGCAGGGGCATCTATGTGTATCCTATGTCTTCATGATGTAGGCTAGTGCATAGTAGGGGGGCTTGTTCTCATGAGCCTGACCACCACCTGTGTTACCTATGGAAGTAGATGTAGACACAGTGATGCCTGTGGTGGCACTGTCTGTGGTCAGTGTGGTGTTCACCGAGTCCCTAGAGGAGACACCAGACCCTGAGGATCCAGTCTGCCCTTTGTAGTCGTGGGTGTGACCTGGGTCAGTTACCGTGGATACTGAGGTAGCACTGTGGTTGTGAGCAGGCATCTGACTTGAGGTTAGGGTGACAGTAGATGCACCACCTGTGGCTCCTGTGGCATAGGTAGACCCAGATCCTACGACAAACCTGTCACGTAGGTCGGGGGTTCCATTGGCACCATTACAGATGGCCCATCCACTAGGAATAGCGTTGTTGGCACCAGACCACATAACGATAACACCAGCTGGTACACTGGAGATAGTATTGATCTGGGTCTGGATAGAACTGGTGACACCGTCTAGGTAGCCTAGCTCGGTACTGGTGACTGCACTTACTGCTACCTTGCCACTGGAGTTACTTATGAGGGCACGGCTGGCTGTCAGGTCGCTAGAGGTAACAGTGCTGGCTGCACCATTCACAGTGTTCTGCTTGTTGTCTAGCTGGGTCTGGATGGAACTGGTGACACCATTTACTCTAGACAACTCAGTGTTGCTAAGACCACCAGCCTGGAGACCAGACAAGAGGTTAAGGTCACTTACGTTGCCAGTGTAACCATCGAGCTTGTTGAGCTCCCCGGTGGTGCTGGTGATACCATCAAGGACATTGAGTTCCGCTGTGGTGACTGTGGCTCCATCTAGCAGATTCAACTCACTGGTGGTACTAGTGATACCATCTAACGTATTGAGTTCTGCAGTGGTGACTGTGGCGCCATCCAGTACGTTGATCTCTGCAGTGGTTACAGTGACCCCGTCTAGTACATTGATCTCAGCTGTGGTGACTGTAGCTCCATCTAATAGATTGAGCTCTGCAGCTGTACTAGTAACACCATCAAGTATGTTAAGCTCTGCAGTAGACGCAGTGATACCATCAAGCACATTGAGTTCTGCAGTGGTGACTGTAGCTCCATCTAGCAGATTCAACTCAGTGTGAGTACTAGTGACTGCACCAGTGAGACCGGGGAGAGTAGCCTGCAGCGTGCTCTTAAGTAGACGTAGGTGGTCATCAGCCTGGGCGAGACCATCAGTAGACACAGGATTGCTAGGGTTGAGGTCACTGATGTAGGTGCCGGATTCTAAGGCCATACTGTGGTGTCCTATCTATGGTTTTCTTATGTGGCCCCCAGGGTCTACTGGGAGGCGTAAGGAATACTATGGGGGACCTAGGTTTCTTAGGTAAGCCTAGGTAGACCTAGGTGGGGCTAGGTTATGCTAGGGTTAGCCAGGCTCCATACCCTAGCCACGCTAGCTCAACACTGGTGAGACGTAGGCGGGTAGACTTAAGGTCATCCGGGGGTCCCCAATAGACGTTCAAGGATGGGAAGACATGAATGCAGTTGTCTAGGTCGGGGGTGATGACGCTTAGGTACATGCTAGGGGGGACCTTTGTTTTCTGAGGTAACTAGGAAGACCTTTGTTTTCTCAGGTGGAGCCTCTGTTAACTGAGGTGGGACAACAACAACAACAACGAAGGTCTTTAACGGACTTTTGAAATCTATTGATTGATTTGGGTACTGGGGGCCACAAAAGCTGGGCATGGGACCCGTGAAATCACCAGGTCATTTGTAAGTCATTGATTTCATTGGATGCGTAGGTCAACGGATACACTATCTGATGACAAAACGTAGGATAGTGAACCCAGACCTAAGACATTAGATCTATTGTCGTCAGAATTGTTAGGCTAACAGTCATAATCTTTAAGACAAATCGGGACCTAAGCCCACCAGAGTAAACCTAAGCCCACCAAGGCAGACAGAGGTAGACAGAGGTAGACAGAGGTAGACAGAGGTAGACCTCAGTTGATCCACGGAAGACCAAACCACCAGGGGAGAAGACAGGAGACAGTCTGGGAGGGGACTGTAGTGTCATGTGGTTTGGTCATCGGTAGATCACAGGTCGTCGTCACTGGTAGCTTCCTTCGTATAGGGGTCTCTTAGTA